CCTCTGAGCACGCGGGGCCGAAATTGAGATTTCCGATATGAGCGAGCGATGAGAGGGCGAAAACCGAAATCACCGGAGCAGCGGACGAAGGACGGCAGCAAGAAACGGCCGACCCATGAAGAGAATCCGCCCGAGTACGAACCGGCGATCCCCGAGTGTCCTGCGCACATCACCGGCGAGGCGCGCAAGGAGTGGGACCGATTGGCAGAGCGGTTGCAGGCGGCGGGAACATTGACGCATGAGGCGAGATCGACGCTTGCCGGCTTCTGCGTGGCGTGGCAAATGCATATGGAGGCGTTCGCGTTGGTCGAAGATCGTGGTTTGCTCCTGGAGGATGCCAAAGGCAAGGAATTCAAGAACCCGGCGGCGAACATCCTGAACGATTCACTTCGTCAAATGAACACCTTCGCGGCCGAACTCGGCATTACCCCGAGCAGTCGGGGGCGAGTGCAAGCGGTGAAAGTTGAAAAGGAAGATCCGAAGAAACGATTCTTCAAAGTGGTGGGCTAGGTTCGCAACCGAAAAGCGGCTTCCTCCGGGCCGCCTGCCTGCTATTGGTATTCGGAGGACTGACGGTCGGAGGTCCGTCGTAATGAGAGTAGAGCTTTGGCGACCGACGCCCCGACGATCAATCTGGACCTGCAACGGACGATCCGGCTGATACCCGGCTACGATCCGTTTGCGACGGCCGGTGACTGCTGGTTCGATGCCGACGCTGCGCAGATGGAAATTGATTTCGTAGAGGAGTGTTGTACCCGGCCCGGCGACGACGGACAGCCCGTACCGTTCCTCTTGGAGCCGTGGCAAAAAGCAATCATCGGGAACCTCTACGGCTGGAAGCGGCCCGACGGGTCCCGCCGATACCGCGAGTGTTTTGTCTTTGTCCCCCGGAAAAACGGCAAGACCTCGCTGGCCGCCACGTTGATTTGCGGTTCACTCTTCTTACGCGCCCACCTCGGGCTGCAATGTTACAGCGCGGCGGCCGACCGCGATCAGGCCCGCATTGTCTTTGGCGACGTCAAGCGGATGATCTCCGACGAACCGAATATGGAAGAGGCGGCGACGATCTATCAAAACTCGGTCGTCGTCGGCAACGGCAGTTACAAGGCACTCAGCGCCGAGGCTGGCACCAAGCACGGCCTACGCCCCGACTTGGTCATTAATGATGAACTACATGCCCACAAGTCGGCCGAGCTTACCGACGTGCTGATGACCGGCACGGCGATCAAGGGCAAACAGCCGTTGGTCGTGCATTTGACCACCAGCGACTACGAGCGCGAGGGCTCGATCTGCAATGACAAACACGACTATGCCTCGAAGGTCCGCGACGGGATTCTCGAAGACGCCGCGTTTCTGCCGGTCATCTACGAGGCGAGCATTGACGACGATTGGACCGACCCGGAAGTCTGGGCGAAGGCCAACCCGAACTACGGCGTTTCGGTGTCGGAAGATTACTTGGCCCGCGAATGCAAGCGAGCCCAGGACAGCCCGGCCTATGAGAACACGTTCAAGCGACTGCACTTGAATATCCGAACTGAGCAGGACGTGCGATGGCTGTCGATGACCGCGTGGGACGCCTGCCCGGCGACGATCAGCCCGAGCGACCTGGAGGGCCGACCGTGCTGGTGTGGCCTGGACCTTTCGAGCCGGTTGGACCTGACGTGCCTGGCGATGGTGTTCAAGTCCCCAAAGGGTGAGGACCGCTTTGTCGACCATGGATGGCGCACCATCGTCAAGACTTGGGTGCCCCAGGACGGCGCGACGAAGCGACAGAAGAACGACCGGGTGCCCTACTTGCAGTGGATTCGCGAGGGCTGGATCGACACGACGCCCGGCCCGTCGGTCGACTATGACGTGATTCGCCGCGACATCAACGAGTTGGGGAAGATCTATGACATTCGCGAGATTGCGACCGATCCGTGGGGCGCGCCGCAGTTGCTTCAACAACTCGACGGCGATGGTCTTACAGTGTTCGAGCATCGCCAAGGCTATGTTAGCATGTCGTCGCCTACTAAAGACTTGGAGGCGGCGATCATCGACGGCACGCTGGACACCGGTGGCAATCCGGTCTTGCGTTGGGCTGCATCAAACGTCGTGGCCGAAATGGACGCCGCAGGGAACATCAAACCAAACAAGAAAAAGAGTAGCGAGCGGATTGACCCGATCGTTGCTCTGGTGATGGGCTTCGGACGCGCGTCATTGCACGCACGGCAGCCCGAGCGGCGATCCTACTACGAAGACCATGGGGTGGGGATGCGATGAAACGATACACACGCAAGGTGCGATTGCAGGAGCGGACATTCCCCCGACGTGGCCCGCAGGCTGTTTCGAGGGCACCGCATGACGACTATTGGTATCAGCCGAGGCCTGGAGGCGCGACGGCCGGAGGGGTCGCGGTGACCGAAGAGTCGGCGATGACTTACGCCACGGTGTGGGCCTGCGTCAACAAGCTCAGCAAGACCATTGCCACGCTGCCGGCACACATCAAAGAACACACCGGCACGAACGCGACACGCAACGCGACCGAACAGCGGTTGGATTCGCTGTGGCGGGTCAAGCCGAATGATGACATGACGGCCGTTCAGTTCCGCGAAGCCGTGATGGCCAACGTTCTGTTGTGGGGCAATGCTTACATTCTGATCGAAGAGGATTACAGCGGCATCAAAGCGTTGCAGTTATTGCTGTCTCGCCATGTGACGGTCGACCGTCGGCAAGATGGCAAGCTGATCTACGACTATCGCGAACCGGGCAAAGAATTGAAGACGTACCAGGCCCACCAGGTCCTACACATCGCGGGGCTCGGGTTCGACGGAACGATGGGACTGTCGGTGATCGGCTACCATCGGCAGACGGTCGGCGTAGGGCTCGGCGCAACGAATCACGTCAACTCGTTTTTGGAGAACGGCGCACAGACCGGCATGGTGATCGAGCGGCCCCTAGACGCGCCCGACCTGTCCAAGGATGGCGAGAACCGAGTACTCGATTCGTTTGACGGTCGGCACGTGGGGTCGGGGAACGCCTGGCGGACTGCGCTCTTACGCGAGGGGATGACGCTCAAAGCCGTTGGGATGCCACTGAAAGACATGGAGTTTATTTCGCTCCGGCGATTCCAAAAGGGCGACATTGCGGCGATCTTCGACGTGCCGCTGACGAAGATCCACGAGAACGAGCGCGACACGTTTTCCAACGTCGAGCACAAAAACATCGACTGGAAAACCGACTCGATCCTGCCGTGGTGCGTGCGGCTGGAAAACGCGGTCGACGCCAAGTTCTTCGAGGGGACGAGCTTCTTCCTGAAACATAACCTGGCCGGGCTGGTTCGCGGCGACACCGAGACGCGATACAACGCCTATGCGGTCGGGCGTCAATGGGGCTGGTTGTCGGCCAATGACATCCGCGAATGGGAAGACATGAATCCGATAGAAGACGGGGACGTGTACCTGTCGCCGATGAACATGGTGCCTGCCGATCAGGTAGGCGAACTGCCAGCGAAGGAAACGCCGGCACCCAACGCGCCCGACCCGACGAAGGCAATGGACATGCACGGCCCGTTCCGCCGATTGGCCACCGAAGCCGCCCAGCGTTGCGTGACGAAGGAAGTCAAGGCGGTTGGGAATGCGTGGAGGAAGCACGCGAAAGCCGGGACGGTTGGCGATTTTGTCGCTTGGGCGGAGAAATTCTACGAGGGGCACGCTGGCTACATACGTGAGGTCATGCGGCCGGTTGTCCACGAGTGGATTGAGGCATCTCAAAAGAGTGACGATCAGCGAATCATTCACGACGCATCGGAAGTGCGCGAGCGATTCCAGTGCCTCAGAGCAACGGCAATGGCCGCGCCAGAGCAGGTCCCTCAATTCCTCCAAGACCTATCCGAAACCTTTGCCACCTCGCTGGTGGACGATATTGAAAAACGACTAACCGAAGGGACATAACCATGACACCGCTACCGAAGCCACTCACGCAACTCATCAACGCCACCTATGGCGACGTCTGGGCTATCCGACTCGACGTGATGGCAACGGCCATGACCCGATTGTCCAACGGCATCGAACCCGAGGCGCGAACGCATCGGATGCCAACGGTCGAGGGCAATGTCGGCGTGCTCCCGCTGACCGGGATCATCACGCAACGCTCGGGCAACGGGCTGATGGAAATGTTGTTTGGCGGCGTGAAGGTCGACGCCTTCTCGGCCGCGTTCAAGCAGATGGTCGACACGCCGTCGGTCGGCGCGATCGTGTTGGACATCGACTCACCGGGCGGGTCGGTCTTCGGTGTGAACGAACTGGCCACCCAGATCCGCGAGGCACGCGGAAGTAAACCGATCATCGGTGTGGCGAACAGCATGGCGGCGTCGGCGGCCTACCTGATCGGCTCGGCCGTCGACACGCTGGCGGTGACACCCGGTGGACAGGTCGGTTCGATCGGCGTCTACTCGACCCACCAGGACTTCTCGGAAGCCGATGCCCAGTTCGGCGTCAAGACAACGCTGATCTCGGCGGGCAAGTTCAAGACGGAGGCCAACCCCTACGAGCCGCTGACCGACTCGGCTCGCGAGCACATGCAAGAGCAGGTCGACGCCTACTACGAACAGTTCGTCGGGGCCGTGGCCAAGGGGCGGGGCAAGTCGGCCGCGACGGTCCGCGGTAAGTTCGGGCAAGGCCGGATGCTCATGGCCGCCGATGCCCTGGAAGTCGGCATGGTCGACCGCGTGGCGTCTCTCGATCAGGTCCTTGCCGAATTGACTCGCGGCAGCAAGAGCCGGAAAAACAGAAACAGGGCGGCAGTGCTATGATCCGATTGACCCAACGCCAGGAGGACGTGGTTCGGTTCGTGCGTGATTACGTGGCCGAGCGGCACTACTCGCCAAGCGTCCGTGACGTGGCGAAGTGGTTCGGGATCTCACCCAACGCGGCGTGGTGCCACGTCAAGGCGATCGAGGCGAAAGGCGTGATGGCGCACTCACCGGGGATACCCCGGAGCCTGCGACTACTTGACACCTGATAATCTAGGGCAATCGCTCGAAATGTGCGATACTACGCCCTGACGAAAACATACGGCAATCGCCGGGTGCCTCGGCAGAGATTCGTGGGCCATGCGGTTGTAACGATTCGGCGCGATTAGGCAGAGTATCTAACGCGAAGTTTCACGGCTCGATTTACACAATCAGCCCTGGACGCTTCGCGTTTTCCTTTGCGCTGTGCTCCAGGCATTCCCCGTGACTGGAGTATCAGCACGATGACCAAGAGACAGAGGGAGCTTGCCCAGCAACGCGAGCAAGCCCGCAACGACGCCAAGGCCATTCTGGCCACGGCGGAGGCCGACAACGAACGGGGCCTCACCGAGGAAGAGCAGGCCGCATTCGACGGCCATGTGGCGACCGCCGAGCAGTGCGAGCAGGAATATGCCGCCATCGAGGCGCGTGAGCAGGCCGCCTCGCAACTGCGACAAGGCGATGGCTGGTCGCAAGCCCAGCAACCGACCCTCCCCGGTCGCCATCCGGCGACCGTCACGCAAACCACGCCCCCGCCGCAAGAGCCCGAGGGCTTTTCGACGTTCGGGCAAATGTTGCAAGCCGTGGCGAGTGCCGGCAGCGGCGTCGGTGCCGTCGATCAACGATTGCTGTCGCCGATGGCTGCCGTCTCGGGAATGTCCGAGGGAGTCGGCGCGGACGGCGGTTTTCTAGTCGGCACCGACATCAGCAACGAACTGATGAAGCAGACCTACGAGACGGGTATTCTCGCGTCTCGCTGTTCGCGTACGTCGATCTCGGCCAACGCCAACGGTTTGAAAATCAACGGCATGAACGAGACGAGCCGCGCCGACGGATCGCAGTGGGGTGGCGTGACGTCCTACTGGCTCAACGAAGCGGGCGAGAAGACCGGCAGCAAACCGGCCTTCCGTCAGATCGAACTGAACCTGCAAAAGCTCATCGGACTGTGTTACGCAACCGACGAACTGCTGCAAGACGCCTCGGCGTTGGAATCCATAATCATGGAGGCCTTTCCGAACGTTTTCGGTTACAAGCTCGACGACGCGATCATTCGCGGAACGGGAGCGGGACAGCCGAAGGGCATCCTGGCCGCCGGCCCGAAGGTGCGTATCACCAAGGAGACCGGGCAGAAGGCGACAACCATCGTTGCGGAGAACATCGAGAAGATGTACGCCCGCATGTGGTCGCGTGGCTTGTCCAACGCGGTCTGGCTCATCAACCAGGACTGTTGGCCGCAACTCTTCCAGCTGCACCACGTCGTGGGCACCGGCGGCGTCCCGATGTTCGTGCCCGCCGGTGGTCTCAGCGGCGCGCCGTTCGGCACGCTCTTGGGTCGGCCGATCATGCCGATCGAGCAGGCCGCGACCCTCGGCACCGAGGGCGACATCATGTTCTGCGACTTCTCGCAGTACAAGCTGATCGACAAGGGCGGCATTCAGACCGACTCGTCGATCCACGTCCGGTTCGTCTATGACGAGTCGGTTTTCCGGTTTGTCGTCCGCGTCGACGGTCAACCGATGTGGGCCTCCGCGTTGACTCCCGCCAACGGCAGCAACACGGTTAGTCCGTTTATCACTCTCCAATCCCGAACCTAAGAAAGGAGGTGACCACGATGAAAACGGTACTTCCCGAAAAATTCAAGATTGTCAACGGCACTCCGGTTGCCACCACCAACGGCGGAATCACCTGCGACTACATCTCGTTGAAGGATGCCATCAGCGTGACCATTGTCGCCGAGCTATTGCAGGCGGCGACACACGCAACCGTGCTGGGCGTCAACGAGGCGACGGCGGTGGCGGGTACGAGTGCCGCCGCCGTGACGGCCGTCCAGAACGTCTGGAAAAATGCCGACGTGTCTTCGACCGACACGCTGGTCAAGGCGACCAACGCGGCATCGATCGCGGCGACCGCCGGCACGACCAATCAGCAGCTTGTGATGCAGTTCGATCCGGCCACCTTGTCGGACGGTTTCGATTGTATCGCGGCAACGCTGTCGGATTCCAGTGAGGCCACCAACTTCGCAACGGTGACTTACTTCATCGAAACCCGGTATCCGCAGGCGACACCGCCTACGGCGATCACTGACTAAGCCCGATTCCTTTCGTGTAGCCCGGCCGGGTTCTACTTGGCTCGGCCGGGCTTCATTCAACACGACCATCGATAACAAAGGACAACCCCGAGATGGGAACAAAAACAGCACTTTTCGCACGCAACCAAGTCGGCGGCATGTTTCATGTCGAAGACCAATCACTAACCACCGGCGACCGCTGGTTCGTCCACAGCGGCACCGGGACCGACGGTGCCGGTTACGGCCAGAACCCCGACAGCCCGTGCGCGACGATCGACTATGCGATCGGTCTTTGCACGGCCAGCAAGGGCGACGTGATCTACGTCATGCCCGGCCATGCCGAGAACGTCACCACGGCGACCGGGATCAATTGCGATGTAATCGGGGTTACGATCATCGGCCTCGGCGAGGGCGACCTAATCCCAACGGTTTCGTTTACGGCGGCAGCCGGCAGCGTCACCGTGAGCGTGGCCAGCGTGACGATCAAGAATATCAAGTTCGTGGCCAACTTCGCCACCGGCGTCACGACGGGTTTCACGATCGCGGCGGGAGCCGACGGGCTCACGCTCGACGGTATCCGCATGCACGACACGTCGGCGGCCAACGAGTTCCTGATCCACGCCAGCATCGCCACGGGGGTGGACCGGTTGACGATCAAGAACTGCCGATTCATCGGCTTGGCCGGCACGATGAGCGGGTCGCTCGTGTTCGCCGGTACGTCGTTGGATACCGAAATCTGCCACAACTATTGGCGGGTCGATTCGTCCGATTCGGTGATCCATCACGACACGGGCGTGGCGTCGAATATGTACCTGCACCACAACGCTATCATCAACATCGACACGAACACGGCCGAGTACTGCGCGGAGTTCAAGACGGGCTCCACCGGTTGCGCTCACGACAATCGGTTCGGCTACAACAAGGTCGACGCCGAGGTGAGCAAGGGCGATGCCATGTTCTGGTTCGAGAACTACGCATCGAACACGATCGCCGAATCCGGCTTGCTTGATCCGGCTACCTCGCACAGCATCCCGTAAGGAGGTGACTCTTGCTGAACAAGAAAGTTCACGACGTGGTGACGCTTGCGAGTGTCACCACGGCGGCCGGGGCGGTCAACGCGAATTCGGATGCGGTGACGTTGCCCGCGAGCATGCGGGCGGTGTCGTTCGTTCTGGACGTGTCGGCCGCCGCAACCGATGTCGGCGACACGCTGGACGTGAAGGTCCAGACGAAGATCGACGGCACCAACTGGGTCGACGTGATCCATTTCACCCAAGTGCTCGGCAACGGCGGCACGAAACGGTTTATCGCCAAGCTCTGCGCGAGCACGGCGGAAACGCTGTTTTCCGACGCAACGCTGGCCGCCGGGACGACCGTGCGTCATTTGCTCGGCGACGAGTGGCGGGTCAATCACGTCCAGGTCGACGGCGACTCGGACGCATCGTTTACCTTCACCGTCAAAGCCTGCCCGATGTGAGCCCATGAAAAGCACCCTCGTCACACCCGCGACCGTCGAACCAGTACGCGTGCCGGAGGTTCGCGAGCACAGCCGTATCGACATCCAGGACGAAGACCCGTATCTGTCGACCCGGATCACGGCGGCGCGGGTGGCGGCCGAGGCGTTTACCCGCTCGGTCTTCATCACGCAGACGTGGGACGATTCGTTCGATTCGTTCGGCGGCGGCCTCGTGTTGGCCAAGCAACCAGTCCAGAGCATCACGAGCGTGACCTACACCGACGGCGACGGCGACACGCAAACGCTGTCGACGGATGTGTACGAACTGGGCGAGTTGCACGGCTGCGGTGTCGTGCGTTTGAAATACAACCAGGTCTGGCCGAGCGACGCGCGAAGCCATCCTGATTCGATAACGGTTCGGTACGTGGCGGGCTACGGCCTGGCCACGTCCGTGCCGCAACCGATCAAGTCGGCCATCGAGCTTTACGTCTCGCACTACAACGAGGCTCGCGAGGGCGAGACGCCGCTGTCGCAAGCGTTTCGCGCGATGCTCGGGCCGTATTCGTTTTTTCGATTCGCGAACCCATAAGGAGAGTGGCCGTGAAACTGGCGATCAAGTGGCTTGACACCGACAAGGTCGAGGAACTGGAGCGCCCCGACGCCCTGCGGATGGTGCGCCGTGGCCGTGCGTTGCTGGCGAAGGTGGGGGAACCGAAACCGGCACCCAAACCGAAACCGGCAAAGGACGCCGAGCGATGCTGATCCCATTGCAACAGATCCGACGACGCGGCGCGGACAGCGACCCGGTTATCGTCACCATCGGAATCAACCCCGAGACGATCGAGGAGGCCGAGCCGCACGCAGACGCGTATGTGGGGGGCGATTGCGTCAAGTTGGCCGTGCATGGCGATCGGGTGCTGTATTGCACGGGGACCGTCGAGAACGTCGTCAGGCAGACCATGGAGGCCGTTTGGGGGCCGCCGCGACCGGAGGCATGTGAACGATGAGGACGGGCCGACTTCGCCATCGCGTGACGATCCAGCAACCGAAGGCCGGTTCGGCGAACGAGTACGGCGAGATCATCAACACATGGACAACACTCGACACGATTTGGGCCGACGTCTTCGAGCTTTACGGCAGCGAGGCAGTTGCGGCGGCTCAGGTGTCGCCCGAGGCGTCGGTGCGCGTCACAACCCGGTATCGGGCCGACGTGTCGGAGGACATGCGAATCAAGTGGGGAGAGCGGTACTTGTACCCGGTGGCGTTGATTAAGGACGTTCGTAAGACGTCGATCGCGTGGTTCTGTCGGGAGGAGCGGTGATGGCGCAGCAAAGGGGGGCGGATGGTCGATTCTTAGCGGGGCCGAAATCTCCGGCCGCGCCAATGCTCGATGTCACGATCGCGGGCATCGACGAACTCAACGAAGCGTTTCGCCAGATGCCCGAGAACATCGTCCAGAAGATCGTGCGGCGGGCGGTCAAAGAGACGGCCCCCATTTTCGAGTGGGGCGTCAAGCGAAACGCGAGGAAGCATCGCGACACGGGGGACATGGAGAAGTCGATCACGACCGTCATCAAGACGTACCTATCGAACAACTACGTTTACGCCGCGATCGGTCCAGGCGGATCGGACCCGCATGCCCACCTGGTGGAGCACGGGCATCGGATCGTTAGGGGTGGCACGGCGAAACGATCATCCGGCCATAAGACCGGCATGGATCGGCGTGGTAAGCGTGGCATGGGAGCGACCACCGGTTTCGTGCCGCCCCATCCGTTTGTGCGCCCTGCCGAGGATGCCCATAAGGCGGTTGTCGAACGGTTGTTGGAGTTGAAACTACTCCAGGGCACGCAAGCCGAACTAGAGAGAATCCTTAAGGCTGGATAATGCCGGAAACGCGACTTGTTTACAAACTGAAAAACACGGAAGCGATCAGCACGATCGTCGGTACGAAAGTGTTCGCGATCGGGGCCCCGCTGGATGAGTCGGGGCAGGTGGCGGTTGCGTTGCCCTACATCACCTATCAGACGATCAGCGATCAGAGCGTGAACCATGCCGCAGGAGCGACAGACACCAATCATTGCCGAATTCAAGTCGACTTATGGGCAAGCACCTATTCGGGCGTCAAGGCGCTGGCCACGGCGGTCAAGACGGCATTGAAGAGTTGGACCGACGACAGCGGCGACCCGATCGTTTCGAGTTGCCACTATGAAAGTGGACAAGACATGCCCGAGCCGCCCTCGCCGGGACAAGAGCGGCGGATACACCGGGTGAGTCACGATTACATCCTGTGGTACGTCCCGGCGGCAGAATAAGGAGCCTAGCAGATGGCAGGCGAAAACGATGGATTTAATGGATCAACGATGACGTTCGCGTCGGTGACGTTCGGCGGGCTGCTGTCGTTGGAATATACCGAGTCGGGAGCGGCGGTTGACGTGAGCAGTTCGGAGGACACGGCAACGTCTTATCGGACAGGCATTCCCGACCCGCAACTCGTGGCGACGTTCGTCGGCGGGCTTCCGGCCGCCGGTTGTGCGATCGGCACGCAAGGCGCGTTGACCGCCGGGTGGGAGGATGGCACGGACGACGGAACGCTCGCTAATGCAATCGTAGTGGATCGAGGCACCAGCGGGTCGAAAGACGGCGCGATCACCTCCACCGTGACATTCAAGCCGGGCCAAGCCGACGCGGCCTAACCGAACACAAGCAGATTTTCCTGCGGCTGGCTCGGTGGCGGCGTGGCAATGCCAGCCACCGCCGGGCCGTCGTGGGGGACCTTTTACTATTTGTTTTTACCGTTTTGCCGTAGGAGAACCAAGTCATGTCACTGAAAGAAAAGATCCAAGCGAGTCGATCGAAGCGGGTCATCCAGCCGGTCGAGACGCCCGAGTGGCCCGACGCCGATGGGAGCGTCTTCGTGCGCAACCTGTCGGCCAAAGAGCGGGACGACTGGGAGGCTGACATCTGCAAAAACCCGAAGAAACGGGACTTATCGAACCTCCGCGCGAAGTTCGTCGTGTGGTGTGTCTGCGATAAGGCGGGTGAATTGACGTTCGGGCCGCAAGACGCGGGATGGCTCGGCGACGAGTCGGCGGCCGTGATTGAGCGGTTGTGGGAAGAGGGCCGGAAGATTTCCGGGATCAGCGACGAGGACAACGAGGACTTGGCAAAAAACTACGGCGAAACCACCGACGACGCTTCGCCTACTTCCTAGCGCGATCGTTCGGCGAGTGGGATGTCGACGCGATGCTTGAAGAGATGTCGTGTCGGCAGTTCGACGAGTGGATGGCCTATTACGAGGTGGCCCCGTGGGGGCCGGAACGCGATGCGTTGCACGCGGGGATCGTTGCCAGCGCGGCGGTGGCTCCCCATTGTAAGAAGGGGCAAGTGCCCAAGGCGAGCGACTTCATGCCCGATTTCATTCAGCCACCGAAGCCGGTTATGAAACTGTCCGACATGAAATCGCAGTTTCGGGCGTTCGCCAATGCGATCGACAGAAAGAAGAAATAGATGGCGGTCGGCACTGCGGTCAAAATTGTGATGGGCGTCAACTCCAATGGGGTTGCGAGCGGCCTGCGCAAGATCAATGCCGACCTTCGGAAGTTCGAGCGGACGGCCATGCAAACCATGCGGGCCGCGCGTACGCCCCTGGAACAATACCAACACGAAGTCCACAAGCTCGACACCTGGATGGCGAAAGGGAAAATCACCGCGAATGAACACGCCTACGCGATGCGCAACCTGGGCGTCACCTACGCGGGTGTAATCCCCCCGGCGACGATGGCCGGTCGTGCGATCAAGGCGGTGGGCCTGACTGCCGCCAAGGCGTCGGGGATGGTCAAGGGGCTGGCCGGTAGTCTCGGGATGCTCGGGCCGATGGCGGCGGTGTTCGCGGCGTTTCGCATTGGCGGCAATGTCGAGGACTTCAATCAGGCGATGAATTCCTCTCTTGCCATTATGACAAACGTCAGCGACAAGATGCGGAAGGTGATGGAGAAGACGGCGCACGATGTCGCCAGTGCAACGAAGTTTTCCTCCGCCGAAGCCGCAGAGTCTTATTACTTCCTGGCGTCGGCCGGAATGGACGCCGCCCAAGCGGTTGCCGCCCTGCCGACCGTCGCGAAGTTTGCTCAGGCGGGCATGTTCGACATGGCGACCGCCACCGACAAGTTGACCGACGCGCAGATGGCTCTTGGGCTCAGTTTCAAAGACCCGCTTAAAAACATGAAGAGTATGAAGCGTGTCGGGAACGTGCTCGTGGCTGCGTCAAACGCGGCCAATCAATCGGTGGAGCAGTTTAGTACGTCGCTCACTACAAAGGCGGCAACGGCGATGAGGAACTACAACGTCTCGCTAGAGGAGGGCGTTGCATTGCTGGCAATGTTTGCCAACCAGGGCGTCAAGGGGGAGGCTGCCGGAACCGGGTTGTCTATTGTGTTGCGTGACCTAACGACAAAGGCAATCAGAAACAAGGAGGCGTGGGAAGATCTCGGCATGGGGCAGGCAGTGTATGCAAACGGCGCGTTTCAGGGGCCCATTGCTGCAATTACCGCGATAGAAAACAAACTAAAGGGGATGGGCGACGAGTTGCAGAAGACCACGATAATGCAACTAGGATTCAACGACAAATCGGTTACCAATATCCAGTCGCTAGTAGGTTTCACTGCCAAGCTGGACGAGTTGCGCACGAAGTTTAGCGAAGTGGGCGAGGAGATCGACAGAGTATCCAATAACCAACTAACGCCGCTTGGCAAGGCGTGGGAAAAACTTACGGCCGAATGGAATAGGTTCACGACGGAGAGCGGCACCGGTGCGCTGGAGGGGCTTAGTGAAGTAATCGACATGCTAACCGAGGGCCTCAAGCGGTTACCGAAATACATAATGACATCGCAGTTAGGCTTTGTGGAAATGGCAATCGCTGCGCAAAAGGCTAGCAATGCGGTTCCGAAGTGGCTGCGATACGCACTAAAACCGCCGGGAATCAGCGCAATTGAGTGGGCGACCGGAGCAGACACCACGGGCGTTGACATGCTGCCCGAACTGGAGCAACAGAGCATCACTCTCCAGAGAAAACTACGAGACATCGAGAAGAACGACAGGACATCCAAAGAACAACTCAACGAACTCCAAAAAATGAACACGCGACTCGAACAGATCGAAGACAAGTTGGAACCCCAGCAGGAAGCAGAGATCCCGGTAAACTGACATGAGCGTATCCGCGGCAGTACGACTGGAAGGTAAGCGAACCGGCCCGCTCTGGAGCACGGACGGCTCTCGCAAGTACACCGACCAATACCGCGTCATCACGTCCGGCGACGATGTGACCGGCGATCTCGTGGAGAAGGCGGCCGGACTACCGCAACGCAACAGCGCCCACCCACGCGACTCCGGGGCGATCGTCACGAACATCAAGCCGGAACAGCAGAACGCCACCGTCTGGTTTGTGCGAGTGACGTGGAACAGTCGACACGGCGACACGCAACGCCAGTCGGACAACCCGACCGACGATCCAGTCAAGATTCGATGGGAAGAACTCTACACCGAGGAAGATCGGGAGACGGACGTCAACGGCATCGCGTTCAAGGATTTGGCCGGAACACCGCTGCGGAACATCCCGAAAATCCCCGTGTCGTACCAGCGGCTCATTATCGAACAGAACCGGCTCGACTTCGACCCGGCACTGGCTCGATCCTACGCCAACAAGGTCAATTCCGACTGGTTCCACGGCAATAAGCCGGGGACGTGTCGAATGAAGCAGCCGACCGCGAGCGAGCAGAGCCGCAACGGCCAATCGTATTGGCGAGTCGTCTACGTGATCGACATCAACGAGGATGGGTGGCAGCCGATCGAACGCAAGAACGAGGGGCCGGAATACGTTTGTATTTTCGGTGGTCCGGGTGAACCCAATCAAACGAGACTGATGACCGACGATCTCGGAGTAGAGACCGGCGATGTCGGTTTGCTTGACGACGTGGGCGACAAGCTCCCGAAAGGCAGGGAGCCCATCATGCTTGCGTTTACGATCTACAAGGAAAAGGCCTTCGGGCCGCTGAATCTAACATAGGGGCCATGGCATGGGCACGGTAGTATGGAACGGTGACGCGACGGCGGTGGCTCATGTGGCCAATGCCTCGATTGACTCCGTCGACGGCACTCCGGCAAACAACACGTTTACCGTGACGATCGACGGGTTAGCGATCTCCCAGGTCGGCGACACCGACGTGGCGACAACGGCCGCCGCGCTGGTCGTGCTGCTAAATGCCTCGACCTATGCGCAGTTCGCGGAGGTTACCTGGACGAACCCGAGCGCCGGAAACATCACGGGCACCGCCGACACGGCCGGCGTTCCGTTTACGGCGACACTGACCGAGACCGGAGCGGGCACCGGCGCGGTCACCGACTTCTCGGACACGACTGCAAGCGCCGGGCCAAACGACTGGTCAACGGCCGCGAACTGGGACACGGGCGCGGTACCAGTCGACGACGATGATGTTGTCATCGAGAACTCGGCCATCCCGATCTATTACGGGCTCGACCAGTCGGCCGTCGAACTGGGGTCCCTGCGTATCGAGCCGACCTTTACCGCAACCGGCGGCATCGGGCTGCCGAGAACCAATGCAAGCGGGTATGTCGAATATCGCCGTACCGCGTTGAAACTCTCGGCCACGACGGCGGTGATCGACGGCAGCGGCACGGGGCGGATTAACATCGAATGGGACACCGATGACAAGACGGCTTGCACGATCAACGGGACGGGGACGGCGGCCGAGACGGGCGTACCGCCGATCCTCTTGTCCGGCGGACATGCGGACAACACGCTGAACGTGAACAAAGGGACCGTGGCCGTTGGCTATTACGCTGGAGAGACGGCGACACTCACGACCGCCGACGTCGGCTACATCACCAACCAGGGCAGTGACGCCACTGTTTCTTTCGGGTCGGGCGTGACGCTTGGGACACTGACGACCCGAGGCGGCACGACCACCGCCGAATGCAACACAACGACCGCGACGAACAGCGGCGGGACGCTCGACATTGCCGGCGCGGCGACCTCTGGCACCCTCAACAATCGTGGCGGCACGGTCTACTACACGTCGACCGGCACTTGCACCACACTCAACGCAAGCACGGGGTCGGTAACCGACTTCCGCCGCAACAGCAGCGGACGAACCGTCACGAACGCCAACGTCTATTCAGGCGCGGCGATCTACGACCCGGCGGCGTCGGTGACGTGGACCAACGGTCTCGACCTACGGGAGTGCGGGTTCCAAGACGTGGCACTCGACCTCGGTGACCATCTGACCTGGACCCCATCCGCGATCGTCTGATGGCCAAGACCTTTACCGACGATTCACAGCGACGTATTGCCCGCGTGGTCATCGACCACGAGAACGAGCCGCGCGACCTCACGGCACCGCCGCGTGTGCCTCGGTCGCCGTTGCCGTTTCAGTTTCGCCGGTTCGAGCTAAAAGAGCCGTTCGCGCTGGTCGAGGGTGAGACCTACCAAACGGCCGAAGCGTATTTCCTCAAAGATGACGGCACGGTCGAGGACGGCACGCACACGGGCGACCGGCCATCGTTCACGGTAACCGACATTCTCAATACGCGGTTCGGGTTGGGTAACGGTGAGCTTTCGTCCCCCTATGATCGCGGGTCGCAAGGCACATGTTATCATCCACACGACGTCGACCGGTGGGAGGTGGTCGACATGCGGGCGATCGACATGATGCGTTTCGAGTTGAAAGAGGCGTTGACACCGGGCGGGACGGTTGACGCCTACTACCTGGACGCGGCGGGGTCGATTCAATCGGGCGTGGTCTTTGAGGTGACGGATGTTCTTGGGGTGCATCGGGGCCGGGCCAACGGAGCTTTCTCGTCGCCACATCATCGCGGTTCGCAAGGCTACGCGTGGTACATGCACGATCTGGAACGATTCGAGATAATGAAGTTGCAGCCGCATGCGTTGCAAATCATGGGTGACTTGACGGCAGACGTGTCAGGCGGCATTTCGTTTACGATGGAAAATGTTTACGTGATGCAACCACCCGGCGCAATCATCACCGACACGAATCCAGCAAGCTCGACGTTCTCGGTTACGAATCGCGAGTTTGACGGCGATGAGGGCGATGAAGCAATTGCCACCTGGGACGAAAACGACGGCGACTGGAAAGCACTCGATGTGATGTGTCCGAGCTAAGCAATGATCCACCAACCGAAAAAAACACTGTTGCAGTTTCCGGGGCTCTGGCTGCCCGGCTCGCCGTTGCCTGGGGCGATGGGGTTCGGGCGGCGGTGTTGTTGTGGGGGGTGCCCGCATTGTGACGGAACCAGTCCGGATTCACTTTCCCTCGTGTTTACAGGCTTCATCGACTACGCCTCATGTACGGATTGTGATGAGGATTACGCAGGCCCACTGGTAGTGCCTGCCACCGGTGACGCCTATGAGTTTGGCGACTGGTGCGTGCGAGAATACCAGGACACATTCTCGGACCTGGGTGGATGTACTAACACAACGCAAATCACGGTCACTTGGCAATGGTATGAACTGTCTGGGAACTATCTTGACATCGAACTCTACTATGGCGCTGACGGATGTGGTCGAGTGTTTCGCTATGTAGACAGTGACACAGAGAGCCCATTAAGCTGTGACCTTGAGGACTTTTCTGTGCCATATTATTCTGGAATGCAACCTCCGTGCTATGGCATACCCTGTTTAACCACTCCCGCACCAACGTGCGAAGTGACCGCTCTGTGACCGACTGCCCATTTCAACTCAACGCCGACGGCCTCTGGCAATGTCCCGATTGCGACTGGGTCTACCCACGCAAGTCGGAAAAGCCGCCCCGCCGCAACTGTCCGAAAGCAAAGTCTCGTGGCCTCGGTGACACGATCGCCAAGATCACGAAGGCCGTAGGGATCAAGCCGTGCGGCGGCTGCAAGAAGCGGCAGAAGAAACTGAACGAGTGGTTTCCCTACTCACCCGAACAGCCACGCCAAGACGGCCAGCAAGCCGGTGATGGCGAGGCACGCGGCGACGTCGCGCCAGTCGGGTAGGCTGGGGTTGTATCTCAATCGTTGGCCAGCCTGCCGACGACAAAGATACCGATGCCGCCGAAGATGGCGAGCATGGCAACGCCACTTACCGCAGGGTTAACGTCGCCGAGCCCCACCGCGGCAAAGAATAAAGCCGCTCCGGCGGCTGCCGCGATCGTGCCGACCGCAATGAGTGTTTTCCCTGAAATCCCAAGCATGGCATAGCCTCCTTGTGGGTAAAAGAGCCCGGCGGGCCGCTGCCCCTGCAATCCGTGCCGACCCGCCAAGCTCAACCCCACGTCTACCATATCGCCGCGCTCGAGTCAACACCCCGCTCCCCCTCTGTGTGGGTCATCCGCGATCCATGAGCCACAACCCGGCATCCAGCCGGGTTTTTTTGTGCGCGGTTATGCTGGTTGTGAGGCCGCTGAAACTTTCAGTAGGTTCAGGACCTAGTGGCCTTCGGGCCGTGGAGGTTCAAGTCCTCTCTTCGGCACTCAGAAGCTAACGGCGGTGTCCAGGATCGGTAACGACTGGGGGTTGCATTGCTGTGGACCTTGAAACCACCGCCGTTGGTTTTCTGATTGACAGAGCATACCACAATTGGTATTCTTTGGGTATGACCATCATGATTTCCGACGAAACTGCCGTCCAAAACATTTCCACCAACCTGCAAAGATTGCTTGACGATCGAGGCTGGACGCAGGCACATCTCGCGAAACTAACCGGCGAGTCGTCGACGACAATTACCCGTGTAGTGCGTGGCCTCAATAAGCCAGGGCCGGGGATTCTTGCTCGAATCGCCGAGGCACTCGACGTATCGATTGACCGCCTCGTCGGGCCGCCACCAAAAAACTTTACAAATTTCGCCAAGAATCCGGGGACTCCGCTTGACACGGTTCCTACAAATTTGTAAATTAGCGTGCGAGTGATGCGGTGTGAGTGAGATCCGGACGGACGACTCACGCAAAAAGCGATTTCAAAACCACAGCACCTCTAGCCGCCTCTGCGGCGATCGGGTGCGACCGACTCGGACACCCACGACCTCTGGGGTTGCGCCATGGACTATAGGCGTCTGTATTTTTCTGCGCTTGCGGGAAACCGTAAGCTAGACTTGCGGACACGGACGCCGAACATCCAAGGAGCTACCGGCTATGAGCCTGTCCGACTACATCGAGAACGTCTACGCACCGGGGCGGTTGACACTGCGGCCAACCACGGTGGCGCAATACCTCTATGCGGCACAGTCGCTACAGAAGTTCTACGCGGAACCGGTCGAGGTCGATTCGCTCTGCGACGATATGGTGTTGCCCTGGCTGTCGGCCCGGTTGCGGCAAGTCTCGCCGCGAACGGTCAAGCGAGAGCGCGGCGACGTGCTGACGATCTGGCGGTGGGCCCACAAGAAAGGGCATTGTCCGGTCGGGCCGATCGACATTCCGACGATCCGCTGCGTGAAGCGAATACCGGCGTATTGGCGAGTCGACGAATTGGAGCGGTTGATCGGTGCGTGTCGCGCGTTGTCGGGAACCATGAAGGGCACGGCGATTCCCAAGGCGGCATGGTGGTCCAGCTTCATTCTCTTTCTCTACGATACCGGCTCGCGATTGTCGGCGGCCATGGCGGTTGGACCGGGCGACCTGAGTTTGGCCCAGCGGTGTGTTGTGCTGCGAGCCGACGCGGCGAAGACGGGCATCGAGCAGGCGATCAACTTGTCGGATCAAACTGTCGCGGCGGTGGCCGGGCATTACGCAACCGATCGGGAATTCGTGTGGCCGTGGTGCTACAGCAAGCGGCGCATCTGGCCGAAACTCAAGCGGCTGCTGACGGCCGCCAATCTGCCGCACGATCGCTATCGAATGTTTCATTGCCTGCGGCGCACGACGGCAACCCTGACCGCCGCCGCGTCTTCGATCGACGTGGCGCGCCGACAGTTGGGACACACCACGGAAGCGATGACGCGAAACTATATCAACGAAGCGGCACTCTCTTTGCCGCAATCGGCCGACGTGCTGCCACGGCCGAAATTCTGAGTCCGAGTTGGGGCGGCGGCGGAACAGTTTGCGAGAGTCATCTCGATCGGCGACTCTCGGGCCGGAATCGACCGGCCCCGCCGCCTTCTTTCTTTTCGTGCGCGGTTCCGGCCGCGTGCGTTTGCCTGGCCTGGAAGTGCAGGGGAACAACAAGCGAATGCAGACCTGGGGAGTTTGCTGGTGGCAATTCCACTACCCAAGTTCGCGTTCCCCCAGGGCGGTTCGATTCCGCCCTCGGGCTCTTTGTTTCACACACCCTTACTAGCAAGACGAGAGCTCTGAGCGATCACGGGGTTATTGGGGCTGGCACTAGGACCGAGCGGAAAAGCCAGCAGGTGCGCCGCACCACACAACCCACGATGCTCGGCAGTGATAACAGAGCAACAGAAAGATCGCGTGGCACCGAGCGACGAAGTGCGGCATCGGTGCAATTTTGCCGGGGGTTGTCCAGCGACCTAGGCGTGGGCGGTTCAATTCCGCTACCCGGCTCTTTGAAGCAAGCGGTTAGATGTTGTGGTGGGGTGTTCGGTTCCGCTTCACAATCGACACAACCCTCCGTCATCGTCGGCGTAGAAGGCGACGGGCCGGTTGGAGGCCGGCAATATGGCCCCGCAGTGGAGGTCGCGACTTCACTGGGTAAACAACCCTGGGATAAGCAGGTTCGATTCCTGCCGGGGCCACTGGACTGTTTGTTTTTCTCTCACCGCCCCACCCGCCGAACCCTTGGCAGGAATGCACTCGGCGAGTCGGGGCCTTTTTCGCAGAGGGCACGACCATGACGACATATGAGCCACCGCCTGGATGTGAGATCCGCGAGGCGATTCGCGAGGCGATTCAGTTGGCGACGGATACCGACACGATGGTTGAGATGACGTTCAATGGGGTGCGTTGCGAACTGCACCGCCTTTCGGATGCCGCACTGATTCATCGTGACTGGGGGCTTGCGATGGAAGGCGTGTTCCCTCTTGGCGTCGGGCCGTTCCCCGCACCCACGCACAGCCCAGAGGTTGCCGAACACATCTCCAAAGCACGGGCGGAAAACGCACGGCGAGAGCAGGCGAGAGCCAAGGAGCGAGCGGAAAAGACACTCGCGAAAGAATCCAAACTTGCGGAAATGTTGGCCGACGCGCCGCCGATTACGCTATCCGATCGACAGACATGGCGGAAGTGCGTTGCAGCGAACAGCGAACCCTACGGCGCGGCGTGCGTGCGGTACGCGGAAAACTGGGCGAGGCTCATGCAATCGCGAATCGACGCCGGGTGTTCTCTCGACGACGTGGCCCAAGAACTGAGTCACGTTGCGGACACCGAGGGGATTACCGGCTTCACGTACGGAGCGGCCATATCCATCCTCTCGCAGTGTTGGACACACGGAGATGCCCTGCGAGCGTGGCATGAGGGAGTGGAGGTGTCGCCATGAAATGGATTCTTCGCGACTTGCGAGATTACTGGGAGGGCTATCTCGCCACGGCGTTGGTATTGCTCGCCTTGCTCATGGCGATCAACGCGGCCGGTTGCAACCAGATGGCCGACCGACCGTGGCCCCACCAGCCGACGCCGGACCACTGGCTGGAAAACGTGTGGATGAGCGAGAGCGAGTATCGGGCGAAGCGACAGTGGGAACGAGAAAACCCGCCGGAAAATCTGGCGGATCGGCTGACGAGGTGACGGACCACACACACGGAAGGACAACGGTATGTGTAACTTTTTAAGCGCGATCGTCAAACGCAATGGCGACATCATTTGTAAGCCGGACTGCACGGACTCCCACGAAGACCTGATCGACTTCGCCGGGCTGGTCGACGATGGGCGTGGTGCGTTTGTGCGAGTCGAGTTGACGCCGGATGGCAACGACTTCGCGAATGTCGACGACTACACATTCCGAGTCGACCAGCAAGATACGCCGGACTGGTGGACGGAGGACTTGGCCGCCAGTGTGGAGGAGTCGCTGCGAGATCGCGTGCGACGAATGATTATTGCCGAGGATCGCAAGATCGTGCTCGGTGGCTGCTGGATTGTGGTCGATGGTGCGACGGTGCAGAAATCAATGAACGCGACAATCCGAATGATCGGCGGGACCATCAAGCTGATCTACGGCGGGACCATCGAGCGGATCGACGGCGGGACCATCGAGCGGATCGACGGCGGGACCATCGAGCTGATCTACGGCGGGACCATCGAGCGGTTCTACGGCGGGACCATCGTGCGGATCTACGGCGGGACCATCAAGCGGATCTACGGCGGGACCATCGAGCGGATCTACGGCGGGACCATCAAGCGGATCTACGGCGGGACCATCAAGCGGATCTACGGCGGGACCATCGATCATATCGACGGCGGGACCATCGAGCGGATCGACGGCGGGACCATCGAGCGGATCGACGGCGGGA